TTCACGATCAGGATGCCGTTCCACAGACCGGCTTCACCCAGGAACAGCGGATGCTGGTTGGCTTGGTTAGCACGCGCCATGGATGAGGCTTGCAGTGAGCGGAAGCTGCTGTCAGTCGCAAACGTGCTGTACTGGGCTGGTGATACCAGCAGTACGCGCAATGGCGAATCATCAGCGGCTTTATCACCTTCAAACTTCACTTGTGGAGGCGGCAGAGCGATCTGTTCGATGGTGGTGCGGATGGCATCAACCACGTCCATCTTCATCACTTCGGTGGTAGACAGATCGATTTCACCCGAGCTGACAGCGAACGGCTTGATGCTGCCACCGTCTGCAACGAAGTGACGGTTCTTGGTAGGAGCTTTCACGGTGTTGACCATGATGCGAGCAAAATCTGCATCGGCATCAGTCGGTACTACCCACTCGATGTTGTTGTGATAACCGCGTGCACCAGCCATGTGTACCAGCAAAGACTGATCCACGTAACGGTCCATCAGGCTTTGCGCAACCGGACGGCCCAGTGTGCGGAAATCGACGGGTGAACGAATGCCGGTCATGCCATCACCGAGATCCAGCGGGAAACGAGCCTGATCGACGCGCAACTTGCTGCCGGTGACTGACAAGCCAGTACCGCGACCTTCTGCATACGAGCTGCCCATGATCGGCTTGGCGCCTACAGGATTCAGCAAATGGAAGGTCACTTCATCGCCTTTGCCTTTGGACAAGTCCTGGCAAGTGACGATAGGCATGTGTTGTGTGGTTTGCTTGCGCAATGTGGCTTCTGCACCGGCTGTGCCTTTCGGCATGGCACCGGTCAGTCGTGCGATTGTGCTGTTGCGTTGCATGTGAGAAGCAAACAAGCCGACGGCCTGTTGCACCATGTTGGTAGAATCACCGTAACGTGCATGTGTTTTAGTAGCAGGCATAACGCCCTCCAGTATGTGCTAGTGCGCTCAGAGGCGCCGATTCAAGTAGGCATCGATCTGCGGTTGCGTCATGTTTTCCATGGCCTCCAGCAATTCGGGTCCGTTCATGCCAGCCATCGCTTCGTCTCGCGTGACTCCGCCAGCTCGCCCACCGGGAAAATCCGACAGGCTAGCTGGCACAGCAGGCGTCGCTTGGGCGACAGCTGACTTGGCGCGTGCACGTATCTCGGCTTGAGACTCGGCGCGGGCCTGAGTTGATCCAGTTGCTTGCTTGAACCGGTCGAAAAGCTCGATTACCTGGTCGGTTGTGCCCTTGTCGAGCACGTCCTTGTAACCTGCCTGCACGAATGACGGTTGGGAACCGATCCAGTCTGCCAATTCCTTGCTTTCCACAAGGGAGTCAGCGTCTGGATGTTTGCTGTAGATGGCGTTGTAGTGCTGATCTGCTTCTTCGCTCGCCTGCTTTTTCTGGATTGGCTCCAGCTTTTGCGCGACGATTGCTTCCACTTTTGCATCTACCAGCGTCTGGATACCCTTGGCGATGGCCTCTTCGGAAAAGTCTCCGAAAATATCGGGGTTTGCACCGGCATCGATGGCGGCTTGCGCCGTCGCTACCTGTACATCTGCCCCGGTTGGCGCCTGTCCTGATGCTGCTCGTGCTTCTGCCTGTGCTCGTAGAGCTGCAAGTTCGGCATTAGCGGCATCAAACTGGGATTTCCAGTGCTGCTCACCCTTTCGGGCATCAACCAGCTTGTCATAGCCGATTGTGTGTTTGCCATCTTTCGCCATGATCACAGTGTTATCTGCGTTCATGCCTTCATCATTTGGTCCGGTCTTGCCTGCATCGCCTGCCTGCGTTCCTGCACCATCATCAGTAGCGGTAGTGGGCGCTCCGCTGGTGTCCGGCTGTGTGCCGGTATCGCCCTGCTGCAGGGTCATTTCGAGTAACTGTGCAGCCTGTTGTGGTGTTGGTGTTTCGCCGTTAAGCGACTGGATAAACTCGTTCTGTGTATTCATCATGCCTTACCGTCACATATCGCCGTGACCGCCTTGGTATCAGCAAGCAAGCGGTGTTCTGCTTGCACCTCGTCGATAAACTCAACGTGGATGCACTATGCATGGATAAATAATGCAGATAAAACCCTACAGGGGTGTGATCGTTGTTTGCTATGCTTTGGGTGGTCAATCACCCGAGGGAATACCCATGAAAAAGGCTTTTTTTGCGTTATGTTTTTCGTTTGTGTGTGTAGCAGCTCTGGCAGATCCAGCGCCTTTCATCGTCGCGTATGGAGATCCTGGTCAGTGCATGGGTGCGTGTGATGCGGAGTACGGAATCTGCATGGGCCAGTGTCAAGGTGATGGGCAGTGCATCAGCCAGTGCGATGGTTCACACGGCCGATGCCTCGCTAACTGTAACTAGCCCATATTGTCTGCTGTGGCTGGTGTCTCGATACCCTGTAAACCGGTTTGTGCGTGTTGCGGTACGGGCGGGAATTCCGGGCTTGTGTTCTGTGGGACAGGTTGGGCAGTGACAGCTGCTGTCTGTTGATCAGGTTGCGGGAAGTTCGGATCAACACCTGCAGGAGTGGGCGGCTGATACCCGGCGGATTGCATGATCTTGTCGGCAATGGGCGCGACCATCGGCATCTGAGCAACCTGTGCCCCACCTTGCATAGCTGAATACATGGCTTGCACGATGGTTTGCAGTGTGCTGGCATCCAGCCCTTTGATCTCGCTGTCCGCTTTGCGCTCTTTGATGTCGAGTTCGCGCGCTTTGAGGTCCGTACCGGCTTTTGACAGTGCATCCTGTATCTGCTGCTTGATCTGTTCTTCTGTGGGCTGCTGGCTTGCGCCACGAATAGCTTCCACCACATCCCGCTTGAACGGCACATCCATCAAGCTGACAAGGAATGGCAAAACAGCTGCCTGGTATTGTTGCGGCATTGATTTGACCGCTTCAGACAGGGCATTCAGCTGCTGTCCTCGGTAACTATTGCTACTCGGTACGTCTTCGAGAGCCACTTTGAGCCTTGTACGCTGCAGATCATTCGACAGGTACTTCATGCCGGACGCATCAACACACGGCACATTCAGGATCACTTCGCGGTCTGGCGTGACGGCATCACCTTCAATGACGACGGTATGCTGAGCGGTGCCGATGTCCTCGATGATCATTGCCATCAGTAACTCACCCACTTGCGTCCGGCCTGAGCGGAAGTTATCCATGATAAATGCCAGTGACTGCGTGCTCTGCTCGACCTGTGTCTGCTCCTGCACGCCCGATGTTGCATTGCCCTTGCGCCCCATAAAGCCGGTCGTGATGTTCGAGACGCGCTCGATCGTGGCCCGGTTGTCCTGCATCATCTGATAGTGCTGATCGGTCAGCTCATAGTCACGCTTGACTTCAAAGCGCGCGCCAGTACGTGCCATGTGATCCGCATCCAGCAAAATATCAGCATCTGGCCGTGCTATTTGCCTGCGGAGTTGCGCATCTGTCATCGCCACTGCGCCTTTCGTACGCTCGACGCGCGTGACACTCATGCCCCAGCGTAATTTGCTGTTGCCGCTGTTCAAGCTGTCCTGCGCATACTTCATGCCGCGTACAAAGCCGTAGGGAATACCTGTCTGGTCTTCACGGAATCCCACAAACGGCACATACGGGAAGTGTCGATGTTTGTACGGGCTCTCGCCGTCATGCAAACAATGCGGGCCCAGCCAGTAACTTCTGCGGACTCTCGTGACGGTTGCTTGTTGGGGCTTAGCGGATCCACTGATAACAGCAATGGCATGCGTCATATTGGTTTCGTCATATTCGACCACACGGCCGTCTGGTGTCTTGATCACTGGCACATTCACCCAGCGCCGATACCAGACTTCAGCAATGCACAGCTCTTTTGAAGTCGGGTTATACCAGCGATCCTCCAGGATTGTTGATGCTCTGCCTTCCGTCCATGCATTTTGTAATCCGGTGCTAGTTCCGCCATCGATTGCAGCTGCATCCGCATAGCTCCACCACTGAGCACCATGGGTCTTGCACTGCATGATCAGCTCTCTGTGCTGAGGAAATACCAGCATCACACGTTCCGGGGACAACCAGCGCTGTCTGCGTTGCCATCTTGCATCTGACAGATCATCTTCCTGCGCTTTCATGTCCCAGTGCATTTCGTTGCGATGGACCTTTGTGCACCGATACGGGAATTTGAACGGGTCAGACTCGCGTGATACTTCTACCCAACCGATTCCGCACCCAATTTGAGATCGGAATGCATGAGAACACGCACGATCGGCTTTGGATTCCCGTTCAGCCTGATTCAGCTTGAAGTTAAGAACGTCTGCTACGTCCTTGCCATCGGCTTCGCCATTGGGTGATACGCGCCAGTCTGTGCGGATAGTGGCCTCATAGCCTTGAATGGATAACAGGGCGGGACCGATCAGATCCTCAACAGCGGGTGGTATACCCAGCTCTTTCTGCTTGCGCAGGATCTCGGAATCCAGCTGATTGCCGTCGGCATAGTCCATTTCTTTGTCAGCAATGATGCGCCAGTGCGGCTGCTCTTCGATTTCACGGACAATCTGGAAGTAATCTTCCGCTGTCAGTGATAGGTCGTCGGTAGGAATGGCGGGTGTTGCTGAATCGGTTTGCATACTTGCTCCGCAAGGTACGGCTGGTTTATCGCATTAACTACAGAATGCGAATCCCGATCAAACCCTACAGGGTGCGCGCCTGTATTTAGCCCAGTCTCCAGTCTGAGGTGGGTGCTTCCTCGTACCCACTGTTGCGTGAATTGGGAGGCGGTATCCCATCAACAAACGTCATAGCCAGTGCATCGCCTTTGTCCGGGCTTCTGCCCAGTGCTTCACGGATTTCATCTTTATCACGCATTTGAATAGCAGTGACTTTTCCCATGGTCACGACTTTGTATCGGACAGCAGCCAAATCTGCCAGCAAATCGGAATCGGGAGGCAATGCAATGGGCTCTTTTGCGATAGGGTCCAGGGCTTCGCGAAGTCTCCAGTACATCTCAGCCCGCTTGTTTCTGAACCTCAGCTGTCCCGCCTTATCGGCTCCAGTGGATGACTGGCTCCCGATAACGGATAGCACATTCAGGTTAAGCCCAACTAAGAAATCCAGCGCGCTCGATCCAATCCCGATACCATCCACGCATATACAGGCGCCATCTCGTACCAGCGGTACTACGAAAGCGGCAGCTGTTGGTCCATCCTTTGTCACAGCACCAGGCACAGACACCAGCTGGTCAAACCAGTTGCCATATCGTGGCGCTGCACACGACTTATCAGCTCCGCCACGGGCAGGGTCAAAACCGAGTGCCGTCATATCCCCTTTGCTTTCTCTCGGCTTCCAACGGGCTTGGGCGGCCTTTATCCATTCAGTAGGGATCACTTGCCATTGCGGGTCAGAAGCACCTGCATTGAAATCACCGCGCAGCATTTGTGACCGTAAAGGCTCGGGAAGTGCTTGCAGCGTTGCTTTGTACCCGGTTGATAGCAGGAAGATGTTGTCTTCTACCGATGACGGTATGAAGGTCCTGCTCTTCGGCAGCACCGTATCATTGCCAACTTGTACCGGGTCTGGGCCAGAAACCTCTTCGTCTTCGCCCTTCTCGTTTGTCACGTACCAGCGCAGTTCACCCGGTTCAGCCGGATTGGGGTGGTTTTTGTCTAGCCAAGGTGCCCAGAAGCGCTTAACCCATTCCCCTTCTGCCGTCGTCGGCGGATTACCTGCACAGACAACACGCTGTCTAACATCGGGCCTATCCGTTCTCAGCCAGCCGATCAGTGTGCGAAATTGCATTTCTGTGAAGTGACAGATCTCATCAAATAGTTTTGCATCATGCGGTCTTCCTTGATATTTGATCCAGTCGCCCGGTTCTTTGACCGATCCAAGCTCCAAGACTTTACCTTGAGGCAATCGCCATAGACCATCCTGGCTGTTATATCCCTTTCGTGAGCCCAGGATAGTTGTCATCCGCTCTTCGATACCGATCAACTGCACCGCTTCACGACGGAAGATGATGGTATGTTGCTGGCTCGTGAGTGATAGCCCCAGCAAAAGGTCCGTTTTTCCACCTCCAGCTGCACCGCCGTAAAAAAGAATATCCGCTTCAGAGTAGTAAGCGGCCTCTTGCGGACCTTCTTGCGGCATCCAGACGGGTGCATCGCCCGCTAGAAGCAGCTGATCAATCTCAGCAATCTCACTGGCAGATAATCCCTTCAGGAAGGCGATGGCCTCGGCTGCTGATAAGTGGTCGCTCATCATTCCTGTCCGCCGCTAGCAAGCCTAGCCTGATGCGCCTTGACCAACTGCGTCAGTCTCACTGCTCGCTCTGCATCACTCAAAGAGCGCCCGGATTTGAATCCTTGGCCACTGCTATCACCATCTGGATTGAATTTGTCATCGATACCGAATGCTTTGCGTTGGGAATCCATGAGGATACGCAGCGATTCGGAAAGCGTCTTGATCATCTTGATCATCGATGGCAGCGATATGATGTACCGATATATCTCATTGAGCTTATCCATCCCTTTGTCGTCAGGTGAGAACATCAGTTCGCCCAAGTCTTGCAGCTGCTCATGGCATTCGGATTTGGTCAGTTGCTCAAGTGCATCCGTCAGGGAGAGCACCAACCTCATCGTCCTGTGCGTGTCTTTCCTGTGCCCGAAGATTACATCAGCGAGAGCCTGTGCATTTGATTCAATAATGACTTTTTCAGTGGGTTCGCGGTACGCAGCCTCTTTGGTTTTTTCAGTAGTGCGTACCACGGTGCGTACTTGTCTGCGTACCACATCTTTGCGTACCAGCGAATCAGCCTTCGCTTTTATCTTTTCAGAAAGGTCGCGCGTCCAGTCGTGTTGCTTCGCTCGCTTCCGGATTGCGCCTTCTGTGACACCGCATTCATCAGCTATCTGGCGCAGCGATTTGAAGCCGATACGGTAGTCAAGTTCGATGCGTTCCCAGTTGACAGAACTATCACAACCATTTGAAATACTTGGTTTTTTAGGCTTGTCTGCGGGTTGCTTAGGCTTCTTGTTTTTCCCATCCACAAGCGTACTGCCAGGCTTTTTAGTGCCGGTAGCAGTCTTCGTTTTGGGGAGCTTACCCTTTGGTTTCGCGGTGGGCTCCGCTTTCTTTGCTCTGTCCATGCCAGCCATCTTCCCTGTTCAAAGGCATTACTTCTAACCCTACAGGGGTGCGCTTTTTTTGATGCGTTTCAGTGGTCAATTTCGGTGTGTTTTTTGCGTACTTTTATAAAATTAGACTGATGATACGCAATAATCTGAAAACGCAGGCGTAGCAAGGGTTTGCAGGCAGGTGTGCACCACTTTTGGGCCACTTCATTTCGCGGCCTAAAATCGTGTTATTTAATGTCGTAATTGGTTATTTGGTGTCGTAATTGCACGGCTGCTATGTCGCAATTCTGTGTCGCAGGCATGAAAAAACCCGCTCAAGGCGGGCTTCTATCAGAAAGGCGTAACATAGGTTTTGTTTGCCGTTCGATGCTGTGTCGTAGCCCCGAAAATTTGGGGCTACTGCTTCTTATCGTCTTGTTGAAAGCCCTGCTCGCTTGGCTATTGCATCCTGCGCACGGGTGGCTGTATCCATGTTCTTCTCAACGTATCTCATCGTCGTTCGATAGTCTTTGTGTCGCAAAAGTGCTTGCACTGTCTGGATCGGCAATCCCTGTTCACTCAGTAAAGTGGCATAAGATCCCCGCAACCGGTGCGGCGTAATGCCGGGCGTGCTGCATGCACGGTTTGCATACCGTAAAGCATACCGCGTGAAGCCAGGATGCGGTGCTTTGCGTCCTTTCCTGTTGGTGATGATCAGCCCACTGGGCTTGCGCATCGGGGTCAGGTATGCCATCAGCCATTCCGGTACCGGCAATGCATCGGTTTCTTTGCCTTTTGTAATGCCGGGTGTGTATGTCGCGCGCGGCCAGTCGAACCACTCCCATCTTGCAGTAATCGTCTCGGATTCACGCAGTCCGAGCCCAAACATCAGTCGGCATGCGATGGATATGTGCGGGGCTCCGGCCCTGTAGTGGTCAATCGCATAGAGCCAGTCAGCGGATTGTGTGATGCTCAGCGTTGCCCTCGGGGGCTTTTGCAGCTTGAGCAACTGCACTTTCCACGGCAGGACCGGTATCACTTCTCGCTTTACAGCCCAGTTTACAAGCAGCTTCAGGATCGATAACCAATGGTTGGCAGATGCTCGGCTGTGGGTTTTCAGATGCTGGAGTCGTGTTTGTTCGACGATTTCTGTCGCCAATCGGTCAATGCGGAGTTTGCCCATCTTATACAGATGCAGCTTTTTGAAGGTTTCAACCGAGCGGATGTGATGGTTACTCGCTGTATTCCGGTGCAGATCCAGCCACGAATCAATCAGTTGGATCAGAGTGGGGATGGGTTGCTCATTGCGAGATGCCATTTTGGCGTGTGCGTAGGCTTTTTCAGCTACCGCTTCCGCCTTGCGCTTGACGATTTCGCGGGTGGACCGCTGTACTCGCAATCCACCCACCTGAAACCGGTAGTGCCAGACTTTACCTCTTTTGGTCAGTACATAACTCATGCGAAGCAAACCAGTGCAGTGATGCAGGACCGGCAGGTGTCATGCACTGAAACTGTCGTCATTGTGAACAGCACTGAGATTAACACCGAAAATCATGGCCAATTTTGCCAGCCCTTTGGCGGTAATCAGCACCTGCTCAATCACCTTGTCACCGTCATCGCACTGCACTGTCGTGATCTTGTGTGTCATGTATCCGGCCTGGATCTTGTTCTGGTAAGCCACGTTACCCCTTCCTCCAGCCCTGCGGTAAATCCAGTGGTTTTCGCGCAGCCAGTCAAATAACCGTTTAGGTTGTATCTGTAATACTTTGGCAGCAGTGGTCGGGTTCATGGTTCCAAACGCACCCGAGATACGGTCTAGCGCCTGACTTTTTGGTTCAAGTGACAATACCTTGTCTTCCAAAGCCAAGACCTTCTCGGTGTAGGTCAGCAACAGACCCCGCATGGCGGCCGGGTTATTCAAGACCTGCATGGGGGCCACTGTCGGCTGGGAATTTTCCAGTTGTTGCCATCTATCAATGATCTTTGCCCTCATCTGCACGTTGTATCCAGACACCAGAATCAATGTCTCCCGCTTCGGGAGTCTGAAACAAGGCTGCGCTTTGTTTTGCTCATTCAAATAGGACGACCCAAAACTGGACAGTCCTCCTTCGCCGTGCAACTCGACAAGCATTATTCGTATATCTCGCATCACATGGTTGTGTTGCTTCCCCGTCAGTTCAGCAACCTCACGGCTGGTCATGGTTAGCTGATCAAGGCTCATTGCGGATAAACTATTCATGCAATGTCTCCATGGCTGACTTTTGAGAGCACTTCGTTAAATTCCCTGCGCATATCCCGGATCTGGGCGGATAATTCGGCAGACACCGTGGCCGCATGGTGGCCGGTTTCTATACATGCGAACTGCATAGAAGCCGATGCCATCAATTCTCCCAGCGTCCGGTTTTCGCGCGGCGTTAGCGTAAGGACATGATCATCCCCAATTTCGATTTTTATCGTGCCGTCCGGCAATGCGGTTTTTGAAATAAGTCTGGCGGGAGGATGTTGCAGAGCCGGTACAAATACGCCCCGCTGGACTCTGTATACAAGTCCCTCATCGATCAAATAGGAAATGCGGTCGTCGATAACCGACATCTTCAGCCCGGTGACGGCTGACAGCGTTTCCCGCGTCACGATTTGCTCTTTCGTGTGCAGATCCTGGATAGCATCTAGCACCATTAACGAGTACGTGCTTTTCTGTCTGTTTTCTAAGCTACTTGTCCTCGCCATAATGATCCCCCCGAATCAATTAAGTGTTTAAGCCCCGATCATGGCCTTGCATTCGGCCAGTAAGTCTTCTTGTCTGCCATACCGCATTTCAAACCGGGCCTTATTGACATGTACCGATTCCGCATCCAGCTGGTGGTGCTGCCCACACAGGGGAAGCACGGTTCTATGTGCGGTTTTATTAACCCGTCCATGGATGTGATGAATGCCAACGTAGTGGTTTTCAATGCCGTCTTTGCGGCACGCTATGCAACCCACCACCGTCACCAGCTTGTCGTGGAATTGTTTTTCTGCCCGTGTTGGATTACGGCCTTTCACGATTCAAGATTCCATGAAGGGCGCGACTCGCCCGGCTTGATATTTTTTCTGCGTCGCGTTCCTCACGCCTGTTTCTTTGCTGGCTTGGGTGATGCCACCGAACCCGATCTTCTGTTCGCGTTTGATCCTGTCCAGCTCCTGACCACAGAGCGCATGGTTGGATTGCATCGGCGTCTTGCCGCAAATCATGCAGGGCTTTCCGGTGCGCAAATCAAGTTTTTTCATAGTAACCAGCCACTGCCAAAGCAAGGGTGATGACCAGTGCAGCAACCACGATCAGCAGAGCAACAGCCGATACCGGGATATCGTCATCCTCATGACCACAGTGACTGCACACACCACCGCGCACCATCGCCCAGGCGCATTTGTCACACGGCTTCATGAAAAGTGCCTGATGCCGAGCACAACGACGCAGGCGATGATTGCCAGCTTCATGGCCACTACACAGAAAACAACGAATACTTCTTCCTGCTCGTTTCTCTTTTGCTCAAGTGTTTTCATGATCAATATCCCGTCCGGTTTTTTGTTCAAATTCCATCCTGCGCAAAGCCAGTTCCAGTCTCGCCAGTGCATTCCATGCTGTTTGTGCGGCATGCATCAAGCCAGATGCATCCAATACTTCACCTTGTGCTTCGAAAAGCCAGTGACGCAACATCGCGGCCGTATATCTCGATTCGCCGTCATCGACAGCTAACCAACCACGGTCCGTGTACTTCTGCGCACCGTAGGTACCCACGTCACTAACCGCCACCAGCGCACGGGAGAAATCCCCTAGCACCAGATCCACACGCGGTTTTCCTGCGTCCAGTTTTGCACCAGCCTCGTGTTGTGATTTTCCGGAAGGGTCGAATTCGTTCATTTCCATTTCCCCACTAGCATGCGTGTCAGTGTTGGATTCATTGGCACCCCAACAACGGTTGGACGATCATTGCGTGCCGTGGATTTTTTAACGCGGATTTCAGATGCTTTTTTCAAGCGGTATCTTTCCTGCGCTTTCTCGGTACAGGAAACACACCGCCCCATGGTCCTGCCGGGCCTTGGATAAAACCGCAAGAAATCACCGCACTGTTTGCATGGCACGGTAGACAGGTATTTAATTTGCGGCTCGTGGCTCATGCCGCGATCTCCCGCAAGTGATCGAGTCTCTCGGCGACAGCTTGCTTGGCTGAGTTCAATCCCAACCGCTCTGCAAACTGCTGAAAGTTTTCCACTGCCAGATCGTTTTCCATCACGCGCAATTCGGATTCGCAAAGTGCGGGTGGCAAGAATTCATTTTTTTGTGTCATGCGCGCATCTCCTTGTCAGATTTTTCCTGGTTAAACACCAGACAATCCAGAAACGCTTTGTCCCACTCGGCGTCGGTTCTGGTAATTTCCGGTTTGGCAATCCAGTGCAAACAAAACTCACCAAGGTACTTTTCCCAGTTCGTGTAAATCGGTGAGGACAGGCCGGTAAACGGCAAGGCTGCGATAAAGTCCGTTGATGGATACCACTTCGAGTGCATTGCAAACTTGTCAGAGTTATCCACAGCTAGCCCTAGTGCGACTGGCTGGCTGGATGTTTCTTTTATTTCTTCTCTTCTCTTCTCTTCTCTGGTCCCACTTTTGTCCGCATTCGATGCGGACATTCTGCGGACTCTTTTCCGGTCTGCTTCCTGACATCTTCGCTTCGCGGACTCCCCGTTATGGGTGTCAAAGCTAGGCAGGGCAAGGCTTTCAGCCGAAACGATCAACCAGCCCACCGATACCATCGCATTTGCGAATCCTTCCCATCTTAAATACGCATCGAGGTACTCCAGCGAATAACCGTCCAACTGTCCGTCAACGCTGTGCGCATCGAAAAGACACCACACGGACATGAGTCCGCCTATTGTCCGCAAGTTGTCCGCTTTCAATGCGGACGCAATGCGGACGACTTTCGGGTGTGTGAATAAGTCATGCCGCATTTTTATCCAGTCGCCAGCCATTCAATCTACCCAATCAAGGTTATCTGCACGAAGAACATCAGACCGGCGCGCCAAGATGCGCAGCGCCTCGATCTCATCTTCCGGATAACAGTGGAAACCAACCGGCACTACTTTCAGCCCACACGCAGCAAGCAGCTTCCCTGCTTGCTCAATGTCGCCAGATTTCATGCGAGAAACAGTGCTTTCAGATACGCCCATGCAGTTCGCTGCAACCAGCTGACCAGTGTCCGCAAGCGCCGATAGAATCACTTTCTCGTTCTTGCGTGCTCGGTCAATGAATGGCATGGATACTTGGCCCATGAACCTAATCCACCTTACAGTCTTTGGATTTGTTAGATTCCGTGTCGATAGGTCGATCGCGGCGGCCACGGCCGAACTTGACAACTTCTTCTGCATCAACAACATGCCCGGTCTTGTCAACTACGACATAAACCTCTCTATCAGCAATTACAGCCTTGCTGATAGCGCCCTGTGTGACATCCAGGATCTTTGCTGCATCGTTCTGCGTGAGGCATTTATCTTCCATAAATTTTACAAGCGGTATTTTCATTTCTGGATTCCAGAGCTTTTCTCCAGAAAGAATACCGCAGGTATTACTCAAAAACAATACCGGCGGTTTTTGTTATTTATTACTTGTGGTAATAGAGTTGCTTTATGACTACAGATAACCCGTCACCAAAGAAAAGGCCGCTTTCCAAAGATGAGAAACAGGAGTGCGCAACACTCAAAAGGATATATTCCCAAAAGAAATCCGAAGGGCTTGCGGTATCTCATGAATCGATTGGCGCTGAACTAGGCATCAGTCAGGGGGCTGTTAGTCACTATTTAAACGGGATAAATGCGCTAAATAGCAGGGTTGCATCTGTTTTTTCAAGGCAACTCATGGTTCCAGTTAGTTACTTTAGTGGCCGATTGTCGAAAGAAATTAGCGCCATGGCCGCCCCGGTTTCCCAATCAAATACTGGCGCTACAAGCTCCCGGTCCGGCCGCGTACCCTTGATAAGCAATACACAAGTCAGTTCATGGCTTGATGCTGCGAATGCAAATGACCCGCCAAATACATGCGAATGGCGCCCCGCGCCGCCAAATCATAGTGCGCGCTCTTATGCCATACGAGTGCCTAACTGCAGCATGGAGCCTAGATTTCGTGAAGGCGAGGATGTTGTCATCGATCCAGAAGCAGATATTATTTCTGGCAAGTTTGTCGCTGCCAGGGAAGCAGGAGCAAAAGAAGTAGTCTTGAAACAGATTATTATTGAAGGAAACCAACGGTACTTGCGGGCACTTAACCCACACTGGCCAGATCCCATCATCCGACTTAATGATAATTGGACTCTGTATGGCAGGGTAATTTGCAAGATAGAGCTGGTTTAATATGGCGCTTAATCGATTACTTGAACGCCACTCATTAAGGAACGGACAAGGACCTTTGCATACTCTTCCGTAGCTGCCTGTACAAACATAGGATTCGACCCAGCCATACGAAGACCTTCCACCCACCTTTGCATTGAGGAAGGATTTTCTTGCAGGAAAACAAAAGATACCTCCCCTTTTCTTAGAATGTCTTGCGGCTCTCTCTGATCACAGAATATCCCCACACTCCAATCGTCCCTAAGTACGACGCGAGCATATTTGTTTGCCAGCATATTAGGATCGGCTCTCATTAACTGCCAAAGTATTGTCGATAAATTACCCACAATATCAGCCAAAGCTAAATGATCTGGCGTTCTTCTCTTCTTCCCTAATAACCACTCAAGCATTTCCGGTTCCCTCTTTTGCGACCTGTTGAAACTAATAATCAAACTATATCCCCTATAATCGTCAAATAAAAATACCGCAGGTATTGACCATCAATAATACCGCTGGTAATGTACCGTCATACACACATATATCCGCTCAATAAGGAGAACATCCATGGGATTCACATACGTATTCAAAGATGGGCTGCATGTGCTGCGGACCAATATTGCTGGGGAGCTTCGAGAGTTTGCCAGCCGCACCTCTTTGCGCGATGCCGTACAGCTAGCCGCTATTGAAAAAGCCAAGGCCGGTGAGTTTCTGGCCTAAACCATAGGAGAAAGACCATGCAAGTAGAAATATCGGAAGACGGGTTCATCAACCTGATGCGCAACCAGCTGGGTGGTGCATTGATCGATGAGCTGGACCGTGAGCTGATCAAGGCTAACCAGGCCGTGCTGGATCACGGTGGCAAGGCCACGATCACCCTCAAGTTCAGTGTCGCCCGGATCAAGCACCTTGATGCCGCTATGGACATTGGCCATGACGTATCTGTGTCATTGCCAAAAGAAGAGCGGCCGCACAGCGCCATGTTCCTTACCAAAGGCAATGGCTTGTCAGCACAGCACCAGAAGCAGGAATCCTTGCCGCTGGGTGAATCCACAGCGCCGGTATCGCGCGGCCTGCAAACCGTCCAACCAGTAACCCGTATTGGAGAAATCAAATAATGGCAAATACAGAAGCAGAATTTTGCTTTGAAAAAGGCCGCCAAACCGTTGCAGTCAAGACGGAAATCAACGGTATTTTACATTTGTTGGTGCCGAATGATTGCACATTGAAAAGCATGGAAGACCTTATGCCTGCTCCGCAGCGCATTAAGGCCAGCCCAGAGTTTTTGGATGCCAATGGATTCGCAGAATACGTCAACGAATTCAAGGTTGAGGGTTCTCGCGTGTTTGTGGATGTTGCAGAAATGCGACTTTGCACAGTGTTTGATTGTCACGCACCCGGCAAACCTGCATGGGGCGATCATTCTGCCAGTCTCGCACTCAAAGAATCACACGAGTGGCAGAAATTCAAAAGCCTGGATAACAAGCACATGGACAACACGGCATTTGCTGAATTCATTGAAGACCATCTGGCATACATTGCAAACGATGATTTGTCTGGTAGTGATTTGTTGTCCATGGCCCAAAACCTGAAGGTTGAACTGAAGGGTGAATTGGCTGTTGAAAGCACATTGCATGCAGGTCTG